GGCGGCGCGGAATGAAGATGTGGCCCCGATGGAAGATGATGACGAAGTATTGGAAGAGTCCGACCCGATGCGTGTGCTAATGTTGGCGGCGCGGTTGGCGTTGGATGCGTTGTCGTCAGAGATGCGAACAGCACTTCTGGCGGAGTACCTTGCTCCCCTCCCGACACCCACACCGGAGGCCGCGCCTACGCCCGTCGTAGATACGCTTTCCGTTCCGGCGTCGGACGAGATGCGAGGCGTTAGTATGGCGGACCGCATGAGGGCGGTGCGTCAATCGTATTACACACCTTGTAAGTGAGACAACAACAATGAAGACCCCGATGGTTTCCAAGAACCGCGCCGCGAACGAGCTTCGCGAGCAGGCGCACAAGCTCCGTAGCGAGCTGATGGACTCTACCCTTTCGCTTACGGCGGAGGAGGTCGAGAAGCGGACTGCTGATATTCGTGCGCTTGAGATGCGCGCGCAGGCGGCCGCTGAGTTTACGCCCGAGGCCGAGATTGCGCGGCAGGGTGGCGATGCGGAGCTTACCCGTTTCGATGTGACGGATAAGGCCGAGTTCCGCAACATGAAGGACGCGAAGAGCGAGATGCGGCGCGAGGTGATTAAGTCGTTCGGTTCGATTGGTTCCTACATCCGCGCGGTGGCGAAGGGTGCGGCGAACAATACCGAGGCCGAGGCACTTCGCAAGCTCGACGTCATGACCCGTACCATTACGGGTTCGACCAACGGCGGCGAGTTCCTTCTTCCGCTGACGCAGGAGCCCGACATCTTTAGCGTGTCGAACACGCAGGTCGGCCTCTTCCAGTTTGCCAAGAAGTACAATGTTCCGGGCAGAACTCTTCGGATTCCTTACCTTATTCAGGACGAGGGGACCAGCACCCTTAACCGTCCGATGGCGGGTAAGATTGCGAACGTGACCATCGTCGGTGAAGGCGACCTCAAGCCGTCGCGCGAGCCGTCGTTCGGTCAGCGTCTGCTCACGATGTATAAGTATGCCGCTATCACCGAGTTCGGCGACGAAATTCTCGCTGACGATTTCACCGGTGAGCTTCCGTCGGAGGTTACCACGGCGGTCGGTGGGCAGATTGTCAATAAGATGAACGAAGACATCACCATCGACGGGACGGGGACGAGCCAGCCGCTTGGTGCGCTCAATGCGTCCAACGGCGCGCTCATTGTCGTGCCACGCGCGACGGCTGGCACCTTTGTGGCGGCGGATGCTTTCGAGATGTACACGAAGCATACCCACGGCCCGAACAGCGTGTGGATGGTGTCGCGTAACGTTCTGCCGCAGCTCTTTGCGATGCAGACGACCAACAACACGATGGTTACGTGGATTAGCAATCTGCGCGATAAGCCGCAGATGCTTCTGCTTGGCCTTCCGGTTGTGGTCACCGACCTCCTTCCGGCGCTCGGGACCGAGGGCGATGTGGCGCTCGTCAATGGTGACTTCTACGCGATGGGGCTCCGTCAGGCGCTGACCGTCGAGTCGAGCATCCACTTCAAGTTCACCAACGACATCACCACCTATCGCTTCGTTGCGCGTGGTGGCGGTATCCCGCTCCCGACTTCGACCTATGCGTACAAGGTTGACGGGGCTGGCAACAAGGTGAACCCGCACTCGCCGTTCGTTGTGCTCGGCGACGAAGCGTAATACACCCTAACCTTTCCGAATCGTGGCCCTACCAACGGCGACTGACCTCAAGACGTATCTGCGCATCGAAACAAATGCGGAAGACACGCTATTGACTGCGCTCATGGCGCGAGCAAAGGCGATGTTGGAAGCGTGGATTGATGTGCCGATTACGGCGGAAGTTCAAACTGCTGTTGATAGGGCGACGACGGAAAGTATGCCAATTCGGTCGTTGCTCTTTCCGCGACGTCCGATTAGTAGTGTGACTGTAGTGGATAAAAACGGCGTTACTGTCGGCGCTATGAACTATAGCGTCGACAGTATTGCCGGAATGATTTACGCAAAGGAAGGCATTACGTTTCCGTATGGGCCGTACACCATCACGGCGTCATGTGGGTTGTCGTTGATGCCAAATTATGCGCGGTTGGAACCTGTGATATCGGAGTGCATCATCGATATTGCGGCGGATTTGTATCAGCGAAGAACACCAGGGGCGTCCACGGAAAGTTCTGCGGGAACGTCTATTACGTGGGATACGAGTCGTGAGACTGTGGCGCGTATTATGAAAACACTTCGTACGCTCAAACTTCCGGTCATGCTATGACTGTTGCGCCAAGTTTGTTAGACCAGCGGTTGCGATTCTATGCGCGTCACGATAGCGGCGCGGATGGGTTTATGCGTCCGGTCTACGTCTTTACTGGTGAGTGGTGGGGGCGTGTTGATGTGATGAGCAGTTCACAAACTGTTGCGACGTCACCACAGGCGCACGTGGATACAGCGTACGAGATGAAGGCAACGGTATACGATTACGTACCGGTGGACCCGATGGGTGTGCTTCGCGTCGTTGGGAGTGAGACGATGAATTACATCCGCGGCGTGTATAAGGTGCGCGCGTTGCGTATGCAGGAAATCAAGTTGGAAGAGATTGGCCCCGAAGAGTTCGAAACCTTTGTGTTGTATGAGGACACCGAGGTATTGGATGGCGTACATCTAGTGGACCCTGCGTGATGCGTATCGGTGATGATGTGCGCATTTACGATGGACAGGTCATTCGACTACCACGGATGTCACCGGAAGATAGAGCGCGCGCGGAAGCAATTGTGGCGCAGTATGGTGGGATTGTCACAATCGAACCGCGCAATGATGGGGTGGCAGTAACGTGGTCAGGTTTGGGCGAGGTCACGACGCGAGCGGAGACGTTTGCTTCAGCTATTCGCCAGTTAACCGAACAAATTCGGATTCACATTTCACAAGTGGCGTAAAAGCCGAGGAATGCAATGGCGGCCTTTAACAAGTTCGATGCGTTTGTGGAGGCGTTGGCGGAGAAGCAACACAACCTTGCGACGGACACGCTCAAGGTTTTTCTGACCAACGATACCCCGAACGCCGCAGGCGATGCGTCGTATAGCGACATCACGGACCTCACCACGGGTGGTGGGTACACGGCGGGTGGCAATACGGCGACACAGACCAGTTCGTCGCAGACGGGTGGACTATACAAGTTGGTGCTTGGTGACCCGCCAACGTGGACGGCGAGCGGCGCGGGATTTGGCCCGTTCCGGTATGCTGTGCTCTACAACGACACGGCGGCGAGCAAGGGTCTTATTGGGTGGTGGGATTACGGGTCGTCTATCAGTCTGTCGGCGGGTGATACGTTTACCGTTGACTTCGACCCGACGACGGGCGTTCTCACCCTTCAGTAATTACTCATCATGCCCCTACTTGCTGACCGTGTAAAAGAAAGTACCACGACAACGGGAACGGGAACGCTCACGTTACTCGGTGCGTACGAGGGCTATCAAACGTTTAGCAATGCGTTCGGTAGTGGCGTCGCGGTGTATTACGCGATTGCGGGGGGCGATGAGTGGGAAGTCGGCATCGGTACTACGGGCGCGGGAACGCTAACCCGTAGTACTGTGCTGGCGTCCAGTAATGGCGGCGCGTTGGTGCCGTTGAGTGCGGGAATAAAGGACGTATTCTGCACTTATGCGGCGGGTCGTGCGGTCACGACGAGTGATGCGGCGACGCTGACCAACAAGACCATCGACGATTATAGCAACTTTGTTGGAGCCAATCAACTTCACTTTAAAATCAAGGCGAACGAAAACATCGCGCGTGGCGATGTGCTTAAAGTGGTTGGCTACAATGCGGGAGAGGGTGCGGTCGAAGTGATGAAGGTTTCGTCTGCGTCCGATGTTGCGGTCGGATTGTCGGACAATGCGTTGGCGATTGGCGAGTTCGGAACGTGCGTCAATACGGGCGCTATCTTCGACCTCAATACCAATGCGTATCCGGCGGGTACGATTCTGTATCCGAATACGTCGGGTGGGTTGACGTCAACGAAACCTGCGAGCGGAACATACCAAGCAATTGCGTTTGTATTGCGTCAACAACAGAACAATGGCGTTCTATTGGTTGAGGCGACGAACCCACAATACGTCGAAACGTCGAGCAACGTCGGTAACACGTTGGTGTTGCGCGATGCGTCGGGCAATTTCTCGGCGGGAACGATTACCGCGACGCTCTCTGGCAATGCATCGAGCGCGACGACGGCGACCACGGCGACGACGGCAACAAACGTGGCGTGGTCTGGTGTAACGAGTACGCCGACGACGTTGAGCGGGTACGGCATCACCGATGGAGTCAGCACATCGGGGTCGTACGCAAACCCGTCGTGGTTGACGTCGCTTGCGTGGAGCAAGATTACCTCGACGCCCACTACCATCTCTGGTTATGGCATCACGGATGGCGTGTCGACCAGCGGGTCGTATTCGAATCCGTCATGGATTACGGCGCTCGCGGGGTCGAAGATTTCTGGCAACATTACGGGCAATGCCGCGAATGTGACGGGAACCGTTGCGATTGCAAACGGCGGAACGGGTGCGACGGATGCGGGAACGGCGCGGTCGAATCTGTCGGTGCCTTCCACGACGGGGAGCGGCGCGTCGGGAACGTGGGCCATCTCTATTAGCGGGAATGCGGCGACGGCGACGAGCGCGACAACGGCGTCAAGTGCGACGACGGCGAGCCAGATTGACGGCGTAGAGTTCGTCAATACGGGGAGTAATAGCGGTACGGCGGCGGATTCAATCAACGCGAACGGCATCTCTTACGTGACGGGCAACATTGCGTTGTTCGGTCAGACGGACGGCGCGTTGTATAGTCAGGCGTATTCGTCGGCGTGGCAACATCAGATTTACGGCGACTATCGTACGGGTCAGATTGCGACGCGCGGAAAGAATAATGGCACGTGGCAGTCGTGGCGAACGCAACTAGATTCAAGCAATTATACATCGTATGCGCCGTCGTTAACTGGTAGTGGAGCTAGCGGTACGTGGAGTATCAACGTTACAGGGACGTCTGGCTCAATAAGCGGTTACAACAACCCGACGACGGCGGCGACTGGCAATACCATTGTATACCGTGACGCAAGCGGTCATATAACTGGCAACTATATTTTTGGTTCTTACTTCAATGCGTCGGCTGGTAATTCGGAGAATCCGACTATCGGT